TTGGACCTTTTTTAAATCCGCTTCATAGCGCTGTATGATGGTAGAAATATAATCTGACATTATATCGGTTTGGTTTATGTAAGTTTAGTAGTGAAACAAAAAGCATTTCAATTTTTAATTCAATTTTTAATTTATATCAAACTTTTTCTAAAAGATTTATCGCACCTTTCGCCACCCCATTTCAACAGCGAACGAATCTAGCAAGAACGGACAATTCAAATAATCCGCCGCATTCCAAAGCTCATTCAATGCGTCGTTGCTCATTTCATTATAAAACTCGGTTTCCCAAGTGGAAAGAAACTTTTTATGTATCACCCATCGCTCATAACGTTTTTGTTCCTGTTCTGTTAGTTCGTTTTTTTTCTTACAAAAACCCGTGAAATCCAACATTGCGTCATTTTCTTCACTAAAATGATGTAAATAAGACACTAATGTATTCAACACGTGTGATGACACCATAGATACTGGGATTGGGTCATCTGTTGCATTGTATTCTATAAGGTGTTGAAATGTAATAAACCGATGAGCGAAACTTTTGTTCAAGCATGTTTCAATACCATCGTTGGTGATGATTTTACAAGTCGCCATTGTGTTAGTGTTATGATAATGTATTATTTATAAATGTGAAAATCTATTTCAATTTTACGGGGGTTGCGCCCGCCAGCGAAGCAAGCCCGTGAGCCCCCGCCTTAATATTTATCAAAACTTTGAACTTTCTCCAAATGCAGTGTCATGTCTTTAATTGAATAACAATAGTTTTTGCCGTGGTGGGAACATTTACACGATTTGAAAGAAACATTGAATAAATTGTTGGATTAATAAATTGATTACTTGGTAATTAAAAGTGTGATAGATTAAAAATTGAAATCCTTTCCTCCATATTTTCTTTAAGGTATTATCATAAAAGAAAATGGACGAGACAATCAGTGTCACAGAAACCGATCACTATGCTACAGATGTAGAACATCTAGAGCAGTTGTGCGATTATATCATAAACGAAATCCATGTTAATACGGTTTTATGCGAAATGAACCGACGCTTACAGACCGATGGAATAATAGATATGGCAGCAATTTTAGTTGTATGCCGTGAAACTATTAAGCGCAAGTACCCGCTTATTCAAGCAAGCGTTTACGAGTTTGATGAAGCAGTAAATGAAATGTCAAATCTCATTACCGAATTAGAGCATCAGCAAGATATGCCGCTGAGAGACCTATTTCGCACTATTTATAAATCGTACAATGAATTATTCCGCATTGGAGGGTGGGTAGGCTTGGGCATGTTTCGCGCATGGCGAGAACAAAATGAAGAAATGGATAAACAACTCAAGATGATATGTAGAAAACTAAAAAAAGAACCGAGAGGTATTATTGAGGGGGTAGGGTATATTGTCTACGTTTAAACCAACCTTTTACACCTTTTAACATTTAAATCGCCGATTTATAACTTTATGTGAATATGGAATATTCATTATTTTTACACATATAAATAATTTGTATTTGTTTTTTTTGTTTAATTTTCTCAATATTCTCTCTTAATTCGGTTAACCAATCGTATGAATCATTCCATGCATCGGGTTGAAATATACGGATTACCGAAAAACCATTTTCATTCGCACATTTCATTTTATATATATCATTTTCATGTGTATCTTTTAATGATGAGTTCCATGATATAATATCTTTAAAGTGTTGTTCTCCGTCTAATTCAATAATGATTTTATCATTTTCTAATACAAAATCATAGGGTAAGTGTTTTTTATTTTTACACCATTCTACTTTAAATTGTTGTTTAAGTAATGGGTAATATTTAGATAATTCATCATATAATTTCTGTTCAGTCTTATTTATACATTTTGTGCAACCATCACCACGCCCTGTTCTGTTAGATATGGATGCTTCCCACTCATGCTTACAATCATTACTAAACCACCATACCTTACCAGAACCATACGTAAAATGTTCTGGTTTTAAATCTCCATTTTTTGTAGGATGCCATTGTTTTGCTATTTCTGGATGCGTATAAACGATTGAATCATGGATACATATTTCTCTACCACTATGTTTACTACAATGAGGACATCCATAACCATTTGTTCTATTAATTATTGCTGTTTCCCATTCGTGTAAACATCCATAAGAACATATTTGTTCGCATAACCACCATACTTTCGTGTGTGAACCAAATATAAAATGTTCTGGTTTTAATTCGCCATTTTTAGTTGGATGCCATTGTTTTGCTAATTCTGAATGTGTCCATGTAATTGATTCATGAATACAATGTTTTTGTCTACTACAACAAGGACAACCATTATTAACTCTATCACGAATAGTAGAGGTCCATTCGTGTAAGCATCCTTCTTTACATTTTTTTTCACATAACCACCATACATTTTTAGCTGAACCAATAATAGAATCTTCTGGGTTTAAATCGCCATTTTTCGTTGGATGCCATTGTTTTGCTAATTCAGGATGCGTCCATACAATTGAATCATGAACACAATGTTTTAACTGATTTCGTGAACAATATGGACATCCAGAATTACAACTTATTCTAGAATTTAAACTAGTTTTCCATTCATGAAGACACCCTTCTTTACATTTATTTGGACATAACCACCAAACATTAACATTAGACCCAGATGTAAGATTGTCTAATTTTAAATCACCATTTTTCGTTGGATGCCATTGTTTTGCTATTTCTGGATGTGTCCATATAATTGAATCATGAATACAGCAATTTTTTATTATTTTATGTGTTGAACAGAAAGGACAACCTTTATTTCTACTTATTCTTTGATTTGGTGTATCTTCCCATTCGTGTAAGCACCCTTCTTTACATTTTTTTTCACATAACCACCATATTTTTTTACCATAACCAAAACTAATTGTTTCTTGTTTTAATTCGCCATTTTTCGTTGGATGCCATTGTTTTGCTATATCTGGATGAGTCAATACAATTGAATTATGAATACATATTTTTTTACTACTATGAGTGCTACAATATGGACACCCACTACCAGATGAAATCGCATTTATAGTCATTTCCCATTCATGCAAACATCCTTCCTTACATTTATTTGGACATAACCACCATACTTTTTTATTAGAACCTTTTGTAAATTGTTCTAATTTTAATAGACCATTTTTAGTAGGATGCCATAATTTTATTAAATCCATTTTATACTATTATAGGCATTAATGTTTATATTACAATATATTCAATTTTAATATAAAAAAATCGGCGTTTTAAATGTGCGAAGGTGTAAAAGGTTGCGCCAAAACCCAAAAACATTATAGTAAACATATGAAAAAAATCAGGGCGGGGTTTCAAAGGCTTGCTTCGCTGGCGGGCAGAGCCCCTTTTCTAAACAGTCAACGTAAACGTATTATAATTATTTAACCTCTTTAATTCACTAACGATAAAAACCGATTTAATTTTTTTTAGTTCTGTTATTTTATGAATTTCCATAATTTTATTATATATTTTATCAGGTAAAACGATTTCTTTTTTTCCACCAACAGAAAAGGTTTCGCTATAATCAGCCTCCAGAGTGGAATAGACATACAACAGGTCATCTAATATATGAAACCCTATATTGCAGTCAGGCAGGTAATATTTGGTAATGATTGCATAGTCATCGTGTATAATATTGATATACACTTTATCTTGTTTGATAAAGCATAATTTGCCTTTACTGTTGCTACTGTTACTGGAAGATGGCAACTTGACATAAGAACTGAAATTGCCCATCTTAACCTTTATATGCTTTGATAGAAAAGATTGAACCAAACATTTTTATATCAATTTTATTTTATTTTTCGACAGCTACTGCGCTTTTCCCACTTGCGTACTTCTTTCAATATACAATTTATATTAAAGAATTTCAAATACTCTTGGTCTTCGTATATCTCAACAATTTTATCAAATGATTTTTGAGACATGTAGTTATCCTCGCTATATTTCAATGGCGTAAATGTTAGTGGATCAAATGAATACACGTATAGAGTGTTTTTTTCAATATGAAATCCCAAACTTACCTCTGGTAAATAATATTTAATACTTTGTTCCGAATAAAACATTTCTTTACCGATAGAATCTGTTCGGTTGATTTTATTGTGATGCATGATACATAATTTGCCTTCTGTGTCGTCTAAAGGCAAGGGAGCGTAGGAAGAAGAAGCACATAAGCCCATCGCAACAACCTTTTGGAAAAAGGTTGCACCAAAAGGGATACGCACTGCGTGCGTAAAATATATGCTTTTAAACAAAGCAATTTAATCCAAAATACTTTATCCGATTTTATGTGCTTATAAAAAATAATATAATTTATATTTCAATTTTATAAAATGGACTCTGCCCATTTATTATTGGGTGGGGTTTCAAAGGCTTGCGGAGCGGGTGGGCTCTGCCCCTTTATTTAGTCTAACCAATTCTTCCGCCTGTTTTTCCGTCCAAGGAATGTGAAGATTTTTGTCGCCTGAATTATATTTTATATTATTTGTTACGTATTTTTGATGTATCATATAACTTTTAACTATTTTATCATATATTTTTTTTGAAATCTTTTTTTCAACCATGCCTTCCAAGTTAGAAGTAGCAAGGGTTGTTAACGGGTAGTAATAGGATTCACTTTTTTCAAAGTCCGTCTCCATATTGGGCGTAAAATGAAATCCGATTTGCACATCAGGCAAATAATAGCGATGAATAGTAATAAATCGCTCACCCTCATAGAGCGGTTCAGTGCTAGACATATTACCTGTCATAATATCGCCATTTACAATGTATTTCCACCGCATTGTTTTTTTAGATTCATTATATGCTAATTTACTGGTATATTTATAACATACTTTATCTGCTTTTTTGTCTTCACTTGAAGATAAATTGGAGTAGGAATTCTTGTTGCCCATTTCAACCTTTTGGGAAAAGGTTGCGCCAAAAGGGATACGCACTAACGTGCGTAAAATATACTTTTTGAAAAAGTATGGCAAAACACTTTTATATGCTTTTGTTATGAAGATACTTCCTTATTATTTAATGAAATTAATTCAATTTTATATAATATAAAAACAACTTTTAATATTATATATAAAATAAAAAATGGGTAGATGTGAATCCGCATTTGCGTCCATTGGCATTAAGATTTTACTATCTGACCTTGTATCGCAAATAAACGACACGACCATGCAACTGATAAAAAAGATGTTATACGACGGATGTATTGAAGACAGCAATGATTTTTACAATCAGGCGTTTGAGCAAATTATAGGCGACAATGGAGTAGAAGAAAATGCGGAAGAGTTCAAAGAGTATTTAACGCGTAAGTTTACAGAGCGTGTGGGTCATAATAAGGATTCTCTACTGGAAAGATACTTATTAGTCCCACTGGAAGAACTGGTCTCTAATGATAGATGGGGATGGAGTAGAGAAGGCACGAATGCCATGTCTTCCCCTTTGGAAGATTTTGCCGATGATTTACCTAACCAAATAGCAGTATTTAAAGAAACCTATAAAGAAATAAAAAACTTTACTTTTGTTTTCATGATTAAACAATATGCTGGATAAAAACGCATTACAAGTAATACGCTGATTTTTTAAGACATTTATTTATTCAGAGCATTTTTCATCTAGCATTTCTTTGGAAAACCTAACCTCCGTTTTATCTTTATTGACTAAATAATACTTATTTGTTCGGTGTCCTACATATATTTTTAATACAAATGTTATTAAATTTTTAAATGGAAAATACATAGTAATAGTATTATTATTTACACATCCATCCTCGCCCTGATAGAATTCATATGCTTCAAAAATACATCCATCTTTAATGGATGAATTTAATTTTTTACAAATCGTATTAACCATTTCATTTTTTCCAGTAATAATATTAACATAACATTCAATATTATCCATATCAATATTTGTATCATAGTTAAACACAAATTCATCATTAATTAATACTACTTGTGGTGCATAATCATCCTTAAAATGATATTGAATTGAATTTGCTTTGCATAACTCTTCAATTTGAAACCTTAACTCAGTATTTTCAGCCATTTTATATGTTATGTTATGTATTAGTATTTATTTATGTTAATACATAAATCAATTTTTTATTTTAATGTTGCTTCGCATACGGGCAGAGTCCCCTATTCGCAAAACCACTTGCCATGTACGACATACGACTTGTGTCTGAAGCACTGGCAATTGACATCTAAATGTGAATATTTTGTTGAAACACAATCTGTTTCATGAACCACTCTACTTTTTCTTTTGCTTTCTTCAATAGCATTGTATTTATTACAAAAGTCTACAAGTTTTTTTATATCTACAACTGCTGCTACGTTTGCTTGTGTCAACTGCTGCGCTTGTTCCATTTTGATATATAATTTTATTTATATCTCAAAATAGTATTCAATTTTATATACTTTTACAAGTCTTCGTCTATATGTTCCTGAATATATTTAATACGATGATATTGTTTATAAAGAGAGTTCATAAGTAATCCATCTGATATTTCACCACTTTCACAATCTACTATTTGTTTATGTAAAATATCCGCATAGGCTTTATCATAATCTATACACGCTTTTTTAATACCTTCTACAAATCTTACATCAATATAGTCTTTTAATTCTTCGGGCACTGATTGACATTCTAAAAATGTTCCATGACCACTACACTGCTCCAAACCCAGTTCTTCCACCAATGCGATCAGTTTTGTATCAATGCTATAGGCCTTTCCAATATATTCAAACTCTACTCCATACCTTTCGGCATAAGCGTTAAAACATGTATCTGAAATACGTAATGGAATAATATAACTACTACTATTATAAAGACATTTAATGAAAGGACAGAAGGGTTGATTTTCATTATGGGAAGACATCTTAACCTTTTTAATAATAGATTTAAGCGAAATCTTTATATCAATTTTTTCATAACGATATAAAATAATACAAACCAAAATAGCAGTAGAATTACACCCATTATAATATTGTCTAGGTCGTAGGAAGAAGGTTGACAATGTTTCTCGCATGCGTGTAAAAATTTCTGTTCCAATGTCGCCATCAACATTTATTAATTTAAGTAGAAAATATCTATAAATAGTTTTGGTTGAACCTTTTGAACTTGTTAGTCATACCTAAACACATTAATATCCGGTGTTTCATTTATTTTTCTCGTGTATAACATATTCATCTTCTCCTTGATATAATTAATTCTCTGGTATTTTTGAACTGCGTCTTGCGGAATACAATCGCATTGTTCTGCAGATGACCAAACACTACTCATTGCATAGTTAAATTGTCTCGTACATTCACAATTATGTTTCATCAGTTCATGTAGAACGTCCGCATAGGCATTATTATAATCTGTATACACATTTTCCTGCCCATCATAATCATAAATTGCTATATACGGTTCCATTTCTTTGGCAATCCACCTCACATCTAGACGGATACACGAGGGCAAACCACTGCATTTCTCCGACCCCAATAATTCAAATACTTTAATAAGTTTGGGATTGGTTCTACAACCCATGATATCTTTATCCAATTCTTCATTATACAATTCTTTGTATTTATCACGACACGCTTGCGAGACATCTATCCCGGCATAACCAGTATTGTAAAGATATTTAATGAGAGGAATTAGAGCTTGTTGTTGCTCTTGCTGCATGAATATATTAAATTAGCTCACTTAATATTTAAATGTATATTTTATACATTATATAATTAAAATTTTGACAAAAATAATATTAAATATATAGTATATACAATACTATACAATGTGTTTGCCGCCCAAAGTAGAACTATTATTGCAACAGGATAAACCGAGTATTAAAAAAAGGGTTTCATTCGATATCACTATCACGCAAGCGCAAGAACCAGTAAAAGAACAAGTAAAAGAACCAGTAAAAAAAACAATAAAAGAAGAAAAAGGGTTAGAAATAAATCCGTTTACACAGTGTTTTGTATTGAATGAATATAAATCCAATATATCCAAATTAGCATACGAACTAAATGAAGTTAAAAAAGAACTATCTGATGTAGTAGCAAGAGAACAATTATTAAGCAATCAAATTGCACTACTCTATAAATTAAATTCTTCATTACATGAAGATAATAAGAAATTGGAAGATACATTATCTAGTGAACAATTGTTAAATAATCGATTGTTAAATCAACAACGATTATTATTATATGAAGACAAATGTCATGTAAATCAAATCAGTAGAAAACAATCTTTTATTACATTTGATAAAAACCAGCTACAAACAGTTGTATAATAATATAAACATAATTAATTATATTACTATAATGTCATTGATACCTTTTGTGATTGAGCATGCTGTTTCAAATGGCTCTTACACTGACCAACCCAATATTTTTACTGAATACTCTTGTGTCACAAAAGACCAACTACATCAAACATTTATTGATGAAATAGTCGAGTTTATGTATGAATTTTGTAGTGCTGAATACGGACATGGTATAGAAATTACATCGTATGATGATTTTTGTGAAAAATATTATGACGAAAATTGTAGAGTTGAGGATGTTCCGTTATATATAATGCGGTATTTTGTTGATGGCGAATGGCATATATGGGAACCTAATACTCATAGCATTGACATATATAGAAGCTATTTAACACTGTCAGAACAAAGACAAAGTATCTACAAAAGATAAAAGAAAGAAGAAAAAAGAAAGAAGAAAGATAAAAACGCCAAGTTTATCACACGACAGAGCCCCCGTTTATCACACGGGGGTAAGGGGGCAGAGCCCCCAGAGAAACGAATATCGCTAACGCTTCGAAAGCACACGGAGTGAAAGAACGAACCTTAAAAAAAGGTTGTGCCAAACTAGAGCGAAAATAAAAAATAAAAAATAGAAATTAAAAAATATAAAAAATAAACAAAAAGTTTATTTTTTTTTAGTTTATTATTTTCCAAAGTTTATTATTTTCCAAATTTTATTATTTTCCAAATTTTATTATTTTCCAAATTTTATTATTTTCCAAATTTTTTTTCAAGTTTATCACACGGGGGTAAGGGGGCAGAGCCCCCGTTTATCACACGGGGGGAAGGGGGCAGAGCCCCCGTTTATCACACGGGGGGAAGGGGGCAGAGCCCCCGTTTATCACACGGGGGTAAGGGGGCGGTGAAGCCCCCGTTTATCACACGGGGGTAAGGGGGCAGAGCCCCCGAGGGTAAGGGGGCAGAGCCCCCGACTGTAAATCGTAATTTCTAAAAAATTGAAATACTTTTCCAATAAAAAAGGAAGGTATATCAAAGACGAAACGAAAGAAAGGAAAATGGAGTTTAACTTGAACGCAGTGATGGCACGGGCGATGAAGACGTACACGGAGAGCGTGGTACAAGAGACAACGAAATATTTGTCGGAGGAATACGGGTTTTCGACAGCGGATGCGCTGAAGAAAGTGCTGGGTGAGATAAAAATCACGAAAGCCGAACAACCCAAACCCAAAGAAAAGGCACCGCGGAAAAAAAAGGAGGTGGTGACGGCCCGAGATGCGACTGAAGCAGGCGAAGCAGTGGCAGACGACGCGGTCGCACCCCCGAAAAAAGAAAAAAAGGCCCGAGTGACCAAGGCCAAGGCCGCAAAGGCGGACGACACGGCATCGGAAACAGTTTCAGACTCTGAAACAGTGGTTTCGGAAGTTTCGGAAGTTTCGGAAGTGTCGGACACGGTTTCAGAAACAGAAACAGTGGTTTCGGAAGTTTCGGAAGCCCCGAAAAAAGAAAAAAAGGCTCGAACCCGAATGACCAAGGCCAAGGCGGTAAAGAAGGTAGTGGCAGCAGCCGCACCAGAAACAGCTGAACTGGAATCGGAATCGGACGAATCGGCAGCAGCTGAAGCCGAAAAATCCGAAAAAGCCCAGCAGGTTTTGCTCGCACAGGTCGCAAAAGCCCAAGAAGCATTAGCCGCCAAAGAAGCCGAGAAAGCGGCCAAGCTCGCAGCCAAAGAGGCCGAGAAAGCCACGAAGCTCGCAGCCAAAGAAGCCGAGAAAGCCAGCAAGCTCGCAGCCAAAGAAGCCGAGAAAGCCAGCAAGCTCGCAGCCAAAGAAGCCGAGAAAGTGGCCAAGGCAGAAGCCGCCAAAAAAGCTGTCGAGAAAGCCGCCGCAGCAGCACCAACGGTTGAGGAAGAAGAAATCGCAGTCAAGAAGTTTGAGTTTGAAGGCCAAACCTATTTGCGGTCATCCGAAAACGTGTTGTATGACCCGAAAACACAAGACCCGGTGGGCATGTGGAACGAAGAAGAGCAGTGCATCGAGGAGATTGATGTGGAAGAGGCAGATGACGAGTAGAGATATAGAACAAATAAAAAACTTACAAAATAAAATAAAAAACTTACAAAATAAAATAAAAAACTTACAAATAAAAAACTTACAAATAAAATAAAAAACTTAAAAACTTAAAAATAAAAAACTTAAAAAACTTAAAAATAAAAAACATAAAAATAAAAAAATAAAAAAATAAAAAAAGAAAAAAGAAACCCTTTTTTCATTAAATCATTAAAGTAGTATTATGACTACATAGTGGTTATGTCACTCATTTCCGGCTTACCATATATCATGGCAAAATGGTAGAGTCTACCAAAGACATAAAATATAAAAATATAAAATATAATTCAAATACTTTTCATATTTTGTAAAATGGTAGAGTCTATGGTAAACTTACACCTTAAATATAAACTATTTTATAGTTAACATGAGTGAACCACTCGCAATAGCTTATTCTGCTACATCTATTTCTATTTCCGGGCGAGTGGTTTTTATGTATTTATTATATACAAAAAAATCTACAAATCCAATATCATTATTATTTTCAGTTATGAATATAGTTTCATCCGCATTATGGGTAATCTATAGCCAACTGGTGACGGACACACCCTTGTTAGTAAGCGGTTCGTCTGATCTAGTACTTTTTACACTATCAGCATCGTATATTTTGTATAACCGTAAACTACAAAATAGTCCATCTAAAAATATAATTATAGCATCTTCTTCAGAATCAATGTAGTAAGCGCAAACAAGGTTCCGCCCCATACTGTATCCAACATAACGGCTGACCAAGTCCATTTCTTAAACAAGGTATAATTGGTCGTCTCATACACACCATAAATAACCACACCCAAGAGAAATGCTTCGCCGACAGTTTTTTTGGCATCGATAATAAAATAGTTTAAGCCAACTATTAATAAAATATAACACAAAATAGCCCCCACCACATTAAATTTGATGGGACTGCCTTGAATGCTATAAATCAGTTTATTAAAAAACGCATTAAATGTAGTCAAATAAATAAAATCCAAAGATAACATTATAACACTACTTAATAGAATTTGTCTACTGTTCATTATATTAATATTATATTATAACTCTTCTGATTCAAATACTTTTATAGTATAACTACACAGTGGTTATGTTACTCATTTCCGGCTTACGATAAAAGGTCACAAAGGGTAGAGTTTAATTAAAATAAAGGTGATGAGAATAAAATGACTATTTTCGGGTATTTAGCGGGGCGGATGCGTTGGTATTGTCGTGCCCATCAAGAGGGCACGGTTGTTTTTACTTTCTGAAAGCAAAAACAACATAAATACAAGTCCGTATACTAGAGTATAACAATGACAGAACTTAATATCGTTGAGTTGATTGAAACGAACCCCATTACGAAATTAAACGCTATATACCAGAGCAAACTGATTGCCAAGATTAAACATACGTTTACTGAAAAAGAACAACAGTTGTTTGTTGCGAGTTTCTATGGTTATTTAAATTATAATTCGAAGACAGATTTTGTGATAGACTTGGATACAATATGGGAGTGGGCTGGGTTTAAACAAAAGATTAAAGCAAAAGTATTATTAGAAAAACATTTTATACCTGAATTAGACTATAAAAAGTTGCTTTCCCGCGCGGGAAAGGAAAGTGTGGAAGATAAAAAACGTGGCGGGTCTAACAAAGAAACATTTATGCTGACCATTAAAACATTTAAATTATTTTGTTTAAAAGCCAGCACTAAAAAAGCAGACCAAATTCACGACTATTATATTAAACTGGAAGAGATGCTTCAAGAGATATTAAATGAAGAGACCAATGAATTAAGAGTCCAACTACATACGCATGCAATTACTGCACAGAAAGAAAAGGAAACCTTGCGCGAGACGACCATATTAGAACATTTCACTAATAATGTACAGTGTGTTTATTACGGCATGATTGATAATAAATCGGCAGCAAATGAAGTGCTGGTTAAATTCGGTAACTCTAATTTTCTGCGTGATCGTGTGGAAAGCCATAAAAAAACATTTACTAATTTTCGTTTAGTAAATGCGTTTAAAGTAGACAATAAATTACAAATAGAGAATGCTATAAAACATCATCCGCAATTGAAAAAGAATCGTCGCACTATTAAAGTGAACGATATTAATCAGACTGAACTATTAGTGATGGATGAAATGTCTTCGGACGAGTTGGATATAATTATACGAGATATTATTACTAGCGTAGAGTATAGTCCCGAAAACTATAAAAAATTGTTGGAAGAAAATGACAGGCTGAAGAAAGAAAATATTAAATTAATTAGAAAATATGTCGCGAAAGATGTATATCAATCATTAGATGTAGAGGTTGACATATATGAAGAAGATGACGAAATTGTATACGCGGTGGTGGATTATGACGTTAAAAAAACAATGAGACAACCGGACGGATTATTTCATATAGGCGGGAAGACCTATTCAGTATTGGAAGGCACTAGGCGACAAGTATGGGATGAAGTGGCATATAAAACATCTGGTCTTCTTACGAAAGATGAACTATTGATAAATAAACACGGCAATATCGTCTCTAAAAAGAAATATCACTCGTCTATATTAGATAATCGGCTCAATAAGAATAGACAGCGCTCAAAGAGCGAGGATATAGATGCATAGCTCTAATATCGGGGTTTCAATGGTTCAATGGTTAAATAGCCAGTCTTATTTTTTATTATTTCTCTACTCTTTTTTACTTTAAATTTATTTTCCATAATTAAATTCAAAAGAGTAGAGAAATGAAATCTTCAAGAGCCAAATAATATGGGTTATATCTATATCTTATATTGGTTTCTAACAACGGGGGTGAGGGGGCAGAGCCCCCAAAATTGAAATATTATCCTATAACGATAAAGATTATAAATTAACAAACACTACAAAATGGACACGAGTCTGTATTTAGCAGTGATAATTCTATCATTGGTATCTGGTATGGTCTATATTCTGGACTGGGACGAACGCCAACGCGCTCTACAAAAACAAGAAAAACAAGAAAAAGAAAAAAAAGAAAAAAAAGAAGCACCCATGACAAAATACGAACTGCTTTTGAACAAGATAAACGAACAAGAAAAACAACTTACTCGAACAACCGATGTGTTGTCTCTACTCGTGGAAGGATTGTTTAATCCAGAGACACAAGCCAATCGGTTAGAAATGGTAAAAAAACATTTATCAGGTGAGTTGGAAACCATGACACAACAAGAGTTTGCGGACGCATGTAATAAAGGTAGATATGAAGAATATACGCCTACTACTCAACAAGGCTATGTAAACGCACAACATATTAAAGAGTTGACATTATTCAAGCCGACAAAAGATGGATTCGAGTTTTAGTAGTTGTTGCGCATTCGCACTGTGGAATTTATGAACTTAACCGGTAATAAAAATACGACTGTATACAGCACATCCTTAAAAATTGAAATACTTTTCTTATATTTATATAACCGTACAGTCACAAACCAAACCCAAACCAACCGAACTTTTGAAAAGTATTTGAATTTGAATCGAAGAAGATGTTTATCACTCTGATTATCGCCAGTGTTTTGGCAGTGGTGTATCATTTTGTATTGGCAGCTCAAGCACATTGGGTTGCCGAGCAACAGCAGCAAGAACGCAGGTCAGTGGTGCAAGAGCCAGAAGAAGAATCGGAACAAGAACAAGAAGAAGAAGAAGAACAAGAAGAACAAGAAGAATCGGAACAAGAAGAAACGGTGCCCGACAAGTTTGCGTCCATGATGGATATAATCAAAGAAGAACAAGAAAATTCTCGACGAGTACGAGATATGGTGTATCAACTGCTGGGTGGGTTGTATAACCATGATACGCAACGTAAAACATTGGATTATTATGTTGACGTTTTATATAACAAAGTAAAGATGGATGTAGGTGCTGATGGTTGTGACTACTACAGTGGTGACACTGGCGGCACTTACCCCACTACCCGCCAAGGCGATGAAACGGATGAATGTCTTATCAGCCTGTTTAAAATAACCCAAAAACAAGCCGAATGGATTGCCGCATTGGAAAAAAAAGAGAAAACCCACCAAGAACAAATCGATCGTATTGAAGCCTCGGTAAACAGACTCGTGAGTGGTTTATACGATGAGGTTACACAAGAACCCGTTCGTAATGTGGAACAGGATTTGTTGAGTGGAATCAGACCCGCTGATGCGTTTGCATTTGCCGGCTTGGATGAGAAATGCGATATTAATCCTACAACTCAACAAGGCTATCGTCTGGAAAAAAGAGTGGCCAATTTGGAAGCCTTGCTCGGTCAACGGTACGATCCCCCACAACAATGGCCCGAATGGGTAGATTTGCAAAAAATGTAAAAATAAAAATTAAAATAAAAAGAAAGAGTGTCTACTATTTAAAAAATAAAAAATAAAATAAAAATAAAAATTAAAAAATAAAAATTAAAAAATAAAAATAAAAAATAAAAAATAAAAAATAAAAAATAAAAATAAAAATAAAAATAAAAATAAAAAAACTATTTATATAATAGAATAGTTTTTTTATTTTTTATCGTCTTATATGGTTTCCCGTTTTATGAGCCATATCGCGTTATGTCACTCATTTCCGGGTTGCTATCAAATACTGGGGTTAAAGGGTTGCTTATAAATTCAAATACTTATGGGGTTAGGGTTAATTATAGGGTTAGGGCTAAAAATCAGATTTCAGGGGACGCTTTTTATATTTTTTATATTTTTTATTCTAGTAGACAATATTAATATTTAAACCCATAATAAAGACAATTCACTCTTTTGATATATTTATGTTTCTTATAACATTCAACACATCTCGCGATACCGCCATGAACTGACCAAAGGATTCCACTCGTGGTTCCACCATAAATTCATTCACTTTTACCTTCAACATATTCCGAAAATTATCATACTTGGTCAGGTATTCATGTCCCAGTGGCGTGAGCAGCATCATGTAGACTTGCTCCATAATGCCCAACTTCATCTCCAATGTATTGTTTTTATTCGGGAAACAATCAAATTTAATCTTAATAGAGTGAGTTAAATCAACGAAATCCATTTTAGTATGTCGTTTGGGTTGTTCTTTTGTGTAGATTGAAAAAAGTATTTCAATTTTACAAATATGATTTATAAAAATAACAAATTAAATACAAGTCAGTATAAAATATAAATATAAATACAAACCCGAATGTCACATTTAAACAGATTAGAACGAGTTATCAGCAACATCATTCATACCATCCCAATGGTAGATGTCTACAAAATGGCATTACACCTCGAACTTAACAACTATATGATTGAATCGACAATTAAAACATTTCAAATGGAACATAAAATTAAAAAATTAGAAATAGAAGTAGACCAGATCAGAGATAAACTAAACAATAATTATTACAAAAACAAATAGAGTAGAGAAATATAATTATCCAACGAGATATAATAACAATTACTATATCTTTGTATAAAATAATAGTTGGCAAGACTATACATCATATATATTATAATATAAACTATCTTTTATATTATACAAAACCCATAACTTACGTGGGTTAGCATACGGGGGGTTAGGGTCCCGAAGGTAAAGCCCCCAGTATAGCTTCCGACATCTTATCCAACCCCAACGCTTTACAAATCGTTTCTTTTTTTAATACATAACGCACTCCATCTGCCAATTCTACTATTCTTGTTTTCGAGTCAAACGCTTTCGGCGCAGCACTTGTATATATCCACGCACCAACGTCACCTTTTCGTGACCCACGCACATGTTTAATATTAACAATCCAATCGAATAATTCTATAGGTGCTACTGCTGCTGCTACTGCTGCCATCCAATGTAAAGTAGATATATTTAAAATGATGTATTTATATCTATATCTAACAACACATAATAATATAAGTATTTGAATATTTATATTATAAAAAGTTTTTTTGACCACACACACAAAAAGGTGGTCGATTGCTCGCAGCAAGACTCGAACTTGCGACTTTCGCTACATAAGAACGACACTCTGCCGACTGAGTTATGCGAGCTTTAATGAGTGACCCTTCACTATTAGAACTAGCTAAAATGGGTTTAAGTAGATATTTCAATATATATTTTATATATTTTATATATTAGTAGAGTTTTATACAATTTAGGTGAACTTATAGATTTCATCGATCATTGATTCTCAAATATATGTAATTTATAGAATTCGCTAATTTTATGTAAAATAATGTTTGTGTTTGTGTTTGTTTGATATTTTATAAAATAAAATAATAAAATAAGAGGTATATTTATAAGACTATGGCAAAAAATACAAAACGAATTGTGTCGCGTACAAATAAGCGCACAACAATGAAGAGAGCAAACACGCCATCCAATCAAAACCAATTGATTTCAACATTTCTTCATATGCTCACCACTGTTAAACTATACCATTGGAAAACCATTAGTTATTCTACGCATAAAGCCACCGACCAACTTTATGCGGATTTGAATTTAAAAATAGATGAATTTGTAGAGATTCTATTAGGGAAACCCGGTAATATCACTCTTCAAAAACGTAATGCTTTACTGAATGTCCGGTTAATTAAATTAAATCAGTATAACAATAACGAGGAATTCAAGAAGCAAATCGAACACTATAAAACATTTTTAATACATTTATCAACATTGCTTTCCAACAGCCCTGCCAATTCAGATTTAATGAACAAAAGAGATGAACTATTGGCTTTATTTAACCAGTTTCTCTACCTTTTAACTTTGAAGGAATAAATAAATAAAAAAATTAATAAAAAAATTAATATTTCCTTCCTCTCTTTTTTTTACCTCTATCTTTCCTTGTA